CAATGGCCCCTTATACCACTGGAGGGCAATGGGTAATCATCAATTCAACCCAGCCATACCTTATGTATATGAACGCACCAGCTCAACCAATGTATTTAGCGTTGAGTAATGTTTTTTTTATAGGAAGTTCAACCTCTTATGGTATTTACTTAAATAGGAATCAAGGGAATGTTAACGGTATGCAATTATATGGAACTATCAAGAATTGTGCGTTCTCCAATTTAACGACAGGTATTTATTCTACATTTTACGAAGCGGCATACAGCACTTTTTACTCAATCAATATTATAAACAACACTTTTTATAACTGTACAACTGCGATTTTATTTGGCTCCAGTTCAGGAAGCAGCACTTTTTCAGGAACGATTATTCAAAATATATTTTCAAATGGAACAACCGCCATCAGGGATACTGCCGCCATGACATCGCCAATAATTAACTACAATGATTATTATGGATATACTAACCTATTAAACAACGCAGGAACTCTTTATACCACTTTGGCTTCCGTTCAGGCATTGGGATATGAATCCCAAGGGATTACGACCAACCCCGCCTTTGTGGATGCCGCAAATAATGTCTTGATTCCGACCGTCAATCTTAACACCACCAACAACAACTATCTCTATTATGGAGCCTATCCGTTTGGCTTGACTCGAGGAAACTCCTATAATCCTGACAACACTTGGAACATTATTGCCGCTGCTGGACATGATAATAGTGGGTGGTATAATCCTGATGGTAATGTCACAATGGTATCCAATCTTTTTCAGTTAACATCAGGAACAGTGGGTGTAATATGGAGCCCTGTTTATGATCTTGGAACTGCAAAAACAATCAGTCAATTCAATATTGATGCCTTACAAGTATGGGGAACATCAATGGCGGATACAACCAAGACGGATGTTCGTCCAAACTACCAAACCGCAGAAATACGAACCAGTGCGACAACATTTTTACAGAATGACGGGGTAATTGCCTGGACGGAATTAAAGAATAAAATACCATTTACCACACAAGGGTCGACAAACATGGCAGGACGATATATCCAGCTAAGAATTACTTTAAGATCAGATGACACGGCGGCTTAATTATGGCGAATGAACCTAAAATTCAGGACATCTCCATCCAACAGTTGGATCAGGCTGGACCAAACTACTATCCACGCATTCAGGACATCTATATTCGCACCGATCCTGCGGTTCAACTCAAAGCCTTTCAACTGCAAGTAACTTCAGGACCAAGACTCAAAGCCTTTCAACTGCAAGTAACTTCAGGACCAAGATTCAAGGCGTTTCAATTATTTACCTTGGGCAAGTCAATCTGGTCCAATGGTCAAACAATGGCAGGATTGAAACCACCAGTGGGGAAGGTGTAATTTATGGCTACGATCTATGTTTCAAAATCAGGTAGTGATTCCAACAATGGGTCAACTTATTTGTTGTCAATGCTAACCATTTCCGCTGGGATTACTGCGGCTGGTTCTGGTGGTGCAGTCATCGTTGGGAGTGGTAGGTATAATGAATTACTTACTGACAGTTTTGGTTCACTTACACTATATGCCGATGGGAATGTGGTTGTTGACGGACAAGGGTTGTCAGGTCCAGCTATGATATTTCTTACAGGAGCAGTTACAGGAACGATTTCGGTTCTTCCTTACACTACTGGGGGAACATGGACATTTCAAAATTGTCCAACAACAGTTTTTGTAAATCAAAATAACTGGAGCAACACGACCACGATAAACTTTACCAATTGTGTATTTTTAGGAAGTCCTACTCCGTATTGGTTTACAAATGCGGGTTCTGGAACAGCAGGAGGAAATCCATTTGCTGGAACTATAAAAAATTGTATATTTGCAAACTTTAGTAATATAGCAATTGATTATCGCACATATGCAGTTTCGTCTTCTCCAACTGTAACCCAATGCACATTTTATAATTGCACAACCGCTTTTAATTATACATATAGGCAAACGCCTGCTACTTTCACTGGGGTTATAACACAAAATATATTTTCCAACTGTACAACTGCTATTGCGATGGTTCCTGTTGTTACTACAGCGGCGGTCATAAATGAAAATCTCTACTATTCTACTACAAATCTATTAAATAACAACAGTTCACTTTACACCACTCTTTCCTCCGTTCAAGCCTTGGGATTTGAAGTAAATGGTGGCGTAGGAAATCCCAACTTTACCGACACATCCAAGAACATCTTCTATCTGACACAACAGCAACCCTTATTCCCAAATGTTGCTCAAGTTGGAGCCTATCCCTACGGCTATACCCAAGGATCCAATAATAACTCAACAGGGACTTGGAACATCATTGCAGGAGCAGGACACGATAATAGTGGTTGGTACAATCCTGATGGCAATGTAACGAAGGATGGAACTACAGGAAATTTTATTCTAAGTAATGGTACAAGTGGTGTAATTTGGAGTCCTGTCGTGAATTCGGGCATCATAGGGTGCAAGACTACTGAACTCGATATTTCTGGCATTCAAGTTTACCCAACAAATATGATTGACAGCACCTTAGCGGATGTAAGACCCAATTATCAAACATCAGAAGTTCGTGCTTCGGATACCATTTTTAATCAAAACGACATAACGGTTCCTTGGACAACCATTAAGAATAATATTCCATTTACGGCAATCAGCGGTCAATATATCCAATGCCGAATAACATTGACCACCTTAGACACGGCATCATAATGAACACAACGATATCCAATTTATTACCAGCAATAGCCAATAAGACTGGGTTTGATTTTTCTTTTTGTAAGTTGTGCAATAAATATGTTGGAAAATTAAAAAACCAACGTTCATTATCTGCTCATCTTAAACATAAACACAGAGGCTTCAATATAAAATCATATTATGAAATGTTTTGGGAAACTCCCTTTTGTAAATGTGGATGTGGCATTAAAACGAAGTGGTTAACGGGAGGGGGTAAGAACTGGTGGACAGAATATGTATATAAACACTACTTGATAAAAAATAATCCAGCCAAAAGACTTCCAGATAGCGTCCCAGTTGTTAAGGTATGGGGAGGAAAACGAACCGCTGCCGTTTTGATTAAGTGTTGGGTGTGTAAAAAAGAGTTTCTTCGGGCTATGTGTGCGAAAACATTTAAACAACCAACTTGTACAAAAAAATGTCGATTGATTCAACTTCGATATCAAAATGCTGGGTGCAACAACCCAAATTGGCAGGGTGGGGTAGGGGAGCCAGATAGAATAGCAAGAACAGGTGGGGAATATCAAAACTGGAGAAGGACGGTGGTTAATCGGGATCATTTTGTTTGTCAACTGTGTCATAGAGAAAATCAAAAAATACACTGTCATCACATTTTAAAATTTGTGTCATATAAAGATTATCGATATGAGACGTGGAATGGAATCTCTCTTTGTTCAACTTGTCACGAAGGAATTGTTCATCGTGAAGAAGATTACATCGAACGATTTCTCAGGACAACTTGCGGTGAGGCAAACGATGTGGGGGCATAATGAATACACAATCAACATTACAGGTGACTTATTAGCACGATCTATGTATCGAAGAGTGGTAGTGACGCAAATAATGGATCAACCTATTTGCTGTCAAAGTTGACTATTTCTGCTGGCATTACTGCGGCTGGATCTGGCGGGACTGTCATTGTAGGAAGTGGAAGTTATAACGAACTCATATCTACTTCTATGAGCGGTTGCACATTTTACGCTGATGGAAATGTAGTGATTGATGGAAATGGATTATCTGCAACACAGTTAATTTATTATGGCGGTTCTTACAATCCATCGGCGGCTTTTTCTTGGTTACCTTATACAAATGGGGGGTATTGGATATTTAAGAACTCTCCAGGTTCGAGCATTGTCACTAAATCAAGTAATCTTTCAGGAAACTTTACATCAACCTATCAGAATTGTATTTTCTTGGGTGGTGGAATTGCTTATGGAATAAATTATTCCGCTTTGGGGAACCCCGTTTTTCTCACAGTAAGCAAATGTGTATTTTCTAATTTTACTTCTCAAGCGATAAACGCACAGACATACGCAAGTGCAGATACCCTATTCATAACAAACAACACTTTCTATAATTGTGCGATTGGTATTTATATTTATCACACCGTGTCTCTTGTAGGAACACATTCAGGAGGAATAACAAATAATATCTTTTCAACGGGAACTACAGCTATATATAACTCACAAGAAGTTCTCACAACGGCACTCAACATAAACAATAATGACTACTATGGATATACCAACTTTATGATAAGTGGTGCTAACACTTATACAATGGCTGGTGGTATCTCTGTATTACAAGCATTGGGCTGGGAGTCTGGCGGCTTAACCACCAACCCCGCATTCCTCGATTCAACCAACAATCTCTTCTATACAGGAGTCAATCTCAATCCATTAATGCAGATTGGAGCCTATGCCTACGGAAAAAACACAGGCTCATCCAAAGCATTGGCTTCTACTGATACAACCTGGCAAGTCATTACTTCACTGGATGTACCTGCTCAGTCTGGTTCTGGTTGGTATAACGCCGATGGCAATATAACGCAGGATGTAACCACCAAAGACCTCGTATTATCATCGGGGACATCAGGGGTCATCGTCAGTCCTGTCTATAATCTTGGATCCGCCCAAGCCATTACCAATATCAATCTTGGGGTAACAGAGATATGGGCAACAGCAGGCATTGCCAACGGAGCAATGATTGACACCACAGCATCGGATGTTCGACCCAATTATCAGACGGTTGAAATGCGATATAGCGGTTCAGCGTTTAATCAGGGAGATGTTTCACCGAGTTGGGCGGAGTACAAATACGAACTTGGATTTGGGGCTGTGGCGGCTCAATATGTTCAGCTCAGAGTGACGATGCGGGTAAATGACACGGGGGCATAATTTATGGCGAACATTTGGTATGTATCGAAAAGCGGCAATAATTCAAATAGTGGAGCATCCTATGTATTGTCTAAATTGACGATCACAGGAGCGATTGCCGTTGCCGCTTCGAGAGACACAATTATTGTTGGGAGTGGACTTTATAACGAATTACTAAGCGTTACTAATACACTTATATTTTATGCTGACGGAAATGTGATCTTGGACGGAATTAGTCTAGGTGGAACTCTAGTCAATTTTCCAAGCGGGACTCCAATCGTTTCTTTTTTACCATATTCCACAGGAGGGACTTGGACATTCCAAAATTCCACTGGAACATACACAATAAGTGGCACAACAAATATAAATTACTCAATTACACTTAAAAATTGCACTTTAATTAGCAATAGCAATACCTATGGAGTTGCATTCTCCACTGGAGGTCAAACTGCTATAACTGCATCTTATTGTGTCTTTGTAAATTTTTCAACAGCCAGCATTTATTCAAGTAATGGCAATGTTGCCACAATTAATATTGCAAACTGTACATTTTACAACTCTACTTACGCAATTTATGTTCCTATGGCAGAGAGTTATACTGGCACCGTTTTTTATTTTTACAACAATATATTTAGCAATATCACAACCGCAATATATATAAACAACTCAAACACAACTTGGCCTACTGCATTAAATAACAACGATTATTATTCTTGCACCAATTTCCTTAGAACTACCACGGGAACCTACACCACCATCGCCGCCCTTCAAGCGTTGGGATACGGGTGGGAAGCCCAGGGAATGACCACCAACCCAGTCTTCGAGGACACCGCCAACAACATCCTTTACCCAACGGTCCAGTTGTCCCCATTACTGCAAATCGGAGCCTATCCGTTTAGCTTAATTCGTGGATCAAACTACAATCCCGACAACAAGTGGAACATCATCGCAGCAGGCGGATACGACAACACAGGATGGTACAACCCCGATGGCAATGTCACAATGGTTTCCAATATGTTCCAACTTACATCAGGCTCAACAGGCGTAATTTGGAGTCCTGTCTACGATCTTGGATCCTCTCAAATCATTCAACAATTTAACATCGAAGGCATTCAAATCTGGCCCTCAAATATGATTGATACCACAACCACCGATGTTCGACCCAATTACCAAACCGCAGAAATACGAGCCAGTGCAACCACCTTTGCTCAAAATAATGGAGTCATTGCTTGGACAGAACTCAAAAACAAGATTGATTTCATCACCCAAGGATCTACTTATATGACAGGTCGATATGTTCAGATCAGATTGACATTACAGAACGCAGATGTGGCAGCATAATAACTGAGAAAAAGATGTGGCTTCGGAACCAAAAGTACAATCAGTTCAGATTAAGACGACACAGCAAAATGTGCCGTATCCCAAGGTTCTGTCGTTATCCGTCCAGTATATAACTCCTCCACAAATTCAGGCCATTCATTTTGCTCACACTCCATTAGCAACAAATTATCCTCAAGTTCAAGGAGTACGATTACAGCAGATTGGTCCGACTTATTGGCTGAATGGACAGGTGGTTGGGGATTTGTTTACTCCAGGTGGCGGTTCTATTGTACAGAATGACTCAGTATTCACGTGGTTTATTGATTAACGATTATATTTATTGTTATGAATACAACATATAGATCAGTAATAGGACGTGCGGTATTATATTTTGGTATAGCTTTATTAACACCATTATCAGCATTATTTATTCAGGCCGATAAGTTACAGATATGGCCGTCATGGCTAAGTGTTTTTTCAATTATATTGGTTGGAACTGTACAGGGGTTAATTGCTATTAGAGCGTATTTTGATGGTTCTGCTCAGAGATGGACCGATAGCCAAGCTAATATTGTTGACAAAACCAAGGTTTAATTATATGATTAAATTGATGGAAATAGTGACCGGTAATAAATTCATAGTATATCATGGAACTGGTGCTAAATTTACAAAATTTGATTTAAAGAAAGCCACACAAGGAATCATTTGGTTTACATCAGACAAGGAAGAAATTGTATCAGGTAATGTAGGTGCTCAGGGAAGGGGATATATAATAACGGCCGAAGTTACCATAAATAATCCTGCTGGATGGGATGAATATCACAATCTTATGCTTGGGCAGTTAAAATCGGAAGGTTATGATGGTGTTATTTTGAAAGATACCGAGGATAAATTTAATTGTTTTGTGTTTTCTCCAAAACAGGTTAAAATAATAAAAATTGAGAAAATATGATTAAATTAATGGAAATAATGGAAGATGCCACCAATACCACAAAATTGGGCGAAATACTAAGAGTATCACTTCAGAATATCATTAATAATGGTCCTGCGAACAGACCTGTTGCTGGTGCCGTTGTTATTAATGAAGAAGGCAAATTGTTGGTGGTTTATAGTGATTTTGCCAATCAAGGGTGGTTTTGTCCTAAAGGTGGTATGGATGAAGGAGAAACCACAGTAGAAACTGCAAAAAGAGAGGCATTTGAGGAAAGTGGTGTTAAAGTGTCACATTTAGCTACAAATCAAACAATTATTATAACAAGCAAGTATGTTTTTGAAAATACATTGGGATTTGGTTCACCAAGATATAATGATGAAGGTCCGGCAATATCACAGGCAGCATATACTTTAATGAAACAGGCAGCAAAAGACGCCGGTATAGAAGATGATGTTTTTGAAAAGAATAAGATATTTATATTTGATCAATTGTCTGATATGAAGATGAACTGGAAGGGCGGTCCAATCACATATCATATTTTTGCATATAAAGGACATGATACCGGAACAAGTCATGAATCAATTGCACAAAAATGGTTGCCAATTGATGAAGTCAAAAAGCTTGATAAATTGCATAGTCATTTGAAACAGATTATAAAAATTATAGAAGCCGGGGGCATTGTGGATAAAGTTAAAGAAATAAGTAAGACATTATGATTAAATTAAAACAATTATTAACGGAAGGATTAAAAGAAGATGCTGCATTAGAGTATCTTGGTTTAATTGTAAAAAACGGTCCATTCAAGGGGAGAGTATATCTAGCAGGGGGCGCGGTTAGAGATATGGAATTGGGGGGATCTCCAAAAGATTTGGATGTTGTTGTTACAGGCGATTTAAATTCCGGAATGGAATTTGCAAAATGGGCAACGCAACACATGGGAAATTACAAAGAAAATTCCAACCCAATATTATTCCCAACATTTGGCACTGCAAAATTTACATTACAGGGAATTGTGCATAATGGTATAGATTTATCTGATATTGATATTGAGTCTGTTGCGACACGAAAAGAAAAATATACACAGGGTTCAAGAAAACCGGAAGTTAGTCAGGGGGATTTAACCGACGATGTTATGCGCCGAGATTTTACGGTCAATAGTTTATTAAAAGATTTAACAAATGGGGAAATTCTCGATTTAACAGGAAAAGGAAAAGAAGATATTAAAAATGGCATTGTTAGAACTCCTCTTAATCCAGATGTAATTTTTTCAGAAGACTCTCTTAGAATTTTACGGGCTATTCGTTTCGCGATGAAATATGACTGGGATTTACCAATGTTTATGATTAAAGGAATGAAAAGAAACGCGCCACAGTTGAAAAACATTTCACAAGAACGTATTAGAGATGAACTTAATAAGATATTACTCACCGGTTCACCAGAAAGAGCAATTAAACTTATGCGAATTACTGGTGTATTGGATTATGTAATTCCTGAATTAAAAGTGGCGTATAAAATGAGCCAAAACAGTTTTCACAAACATGACGTGTTTTCTCATACACTTCAAGTTTTGAAAAATACACAACCAAATTTGATACAAAGATTACAGGGCTTATTCCATGATATTGGTAAGACAGTGACCAGAAGTGTTACTCCAACCGGCGTCCATTTTTATGGCCATGAGATGGCTGGGGAAAGAATTACCAAAGATGTTATGCGACGATTGAAATACCCCAATGAACTGATTGATGCTGTTGCTGTTGGTGTGAAAAATCATATGCGATTAAAATCTGGTAAAGATGATGCCGTTACATTGAGTGATAAAGCGCTTAGAAAATTTAAGATGGAAATGGGAGAAGAATTGGAGAATGTTCTTGGCTTAATACATGCCGATAATATCAGCCATTCCGATGAACATTCCATGCCAAATCAGGTAAATAATATTAAAAAGAGACTTGACTCTTTAAATATAGAACAAACTGTTAGCGGTAAGCCAAAGCTACCAATTACCGGAGAGGACTTAAAGGCGTTGGGAATTAAGCCCGGGCCTATTTATGGAAAAATTATGTCAGCGGTTACTGAAAAGTGGTATGAAAATCCAAATCTAACACCCCAACAAGCGATGCAAATCGCCAAGAGTATTGTGGGTAGTCAACCTAAAGTATAATTCCATTAAAAGTTTTAATCTTTAAATTATCGATTTTCTTTTTTTGAAATAGTTTCCAATCAGTTTCCCAAACATATTTCACAACATATCCTTCCATCGTTAGACAACGAAAGCGATTAAGGGTAGCATCATATAATTCTTTAAATGTTTTTTTACAACGGGAATTCATTAAATGAGAATCATATTTATTTGGATTTCCATGCCAATAGTCACCGAGAAATTCATAAATAGTATCACCAATGATACCATCTACTTTTTTGTTAATTATACGAACCTGTCTATTGTTTACGCTATTGGGGATTTTTAAATATTCTAAAAATAATGATTCTGGATTGGATATTATATGTGTGCATTTTGGACACCCTCTACCCTGTAAATGGTCGTTTGGTCGTTGATTAAAAATTGTTTTGCATTTTTTACACTTAATTTTTACCTTAATACGTGATTTTTTATACTCGACTAATGTGTAATCATATTTAGAATCATGAATTGCATTGGCATTTGATATAAATTCCGATGTATTTGATTGTAGTTTCCCTGCACAAAATGGACATCCGATACCTTTACAATGTGAAAGGGGTTCTTGGTTAAAAACCTTACCACACATATTACATCTAATATTTATATTTTTACACATTCCCATATATATGATGTCGTTATAATTGTATTTGTCTCCGTGAATTTTCCTTGCTCTATTTAAAAACTCATTGATAGAAATTATTCGAGATTTATTATGTTGGCTAACATATTCCAACATACACGCCGGGCAATTTTGTTTCTGGTGAATATGCATGTCTGGTCGTTGGAAAAAACTTCCATGAATTTTACATACAATCTCAACTTTAGTTTTGTTGTTCAAATATACAACATTAGAATAGTCATATTTACCGGAATGAATTAAATTGGATTTATTAATAAAATGTTGTTTTAATATTTCTTTTTGTGTGTTATTTTTCATTTACATCTGTTCCGTTTTTACTATAATCTTGGCAAATATCACAAACTTGTTTTTCGTGTAAATGACAATCACATCTCTTTTTTGCTTTGTGTTTATGATAATATCTTTTAGAACGAATTTTATTCTGTTCTCGTATATCTTCTATTGTTAATTTTGTCGGTTTTCTTCCCATATATAAATATCACGTGATAAATCAAAAACAATAAAAATATTAATTATAAATCAAAAAAGTCTATATTTTCCTCTTTCATCATATAACCAAATTTTTTAATAAGGATTCCCGCCATACTATTTGCTCTATTTTCTATATCATTTGGATTATTGAAATCGCCAATATCGGGCTCATTACCCTTTATTAATCCTGATTCGTGATCTTTGCAGTGTTGTAATTCATGAGCAATAGAACGGCACACATCGAACAATTTTCTTCCTTTAACATATACCGCTACTAATTTTTCTTTATCATTATAATAGGCCGATGTCTTAAAATCTTCTCTCTTAACAGAAAGCCTAATTTTAAATGGGGTTTTAATACCAAGTTCTGTTTTAATAAACTTGATGAACTTGTAGAGAATAATTTTGCGTTGTTTATCCATTACATATAAATATGTAATTATTGAATAAAAACACAAACTATTAAGGTTTAGTCAAGACTTCCACACGAATTGGTCCGGGGTTTATAAACCCCTCGTCGATAGCATATCTAACCAATTTGCTTGCTATTGGCTGGAAAGTTTCTGGAGTAACTTTCTTATTAACGTAAATCACGACTTTATCTTCATGGATTGTAATGTTATATCCATGAAGCTTAATCTTGTCATAATCCGACGATAGATTCTTAATCATATTAATAAATATTAACAGACTATGTATGAATGTCAATAATAACAATTATTTTAAAATTTTATTTCTTATATTTTATTTGTATTGTCTATTTCTGGGTAATAATTCATATGATACTTAGCTTTAAGAATTTTCCATCCTTTTATGGAGTTATATTCATTTCGTATCATACAATGTATTGATGCCGATGTCATTATTTTGTGAGAATTTTCTACATCTTTTGGATTTTTCCCTTCTATAATTTTTCCTTTGTCATTGATTAAAGAAATATATATGATTTTTTTAGGATATTTGTAATTATTTAGGTCTGTATTTTTCAATGAATATCCCATATATTGTTTGATTTTTCCGGATATCATACTATTAAATGCGTTTAGATTTAAATTGTTATCTCGACAGAATTTACTTACATTTTGTAAAATTACTTCTTTATTGGTGATGATATTTTTTATTTTAATTTCTTTTCCTAGTCTTAATTCTTGTTTTTCTTTTAACTCCGAGTTACTAATGGGAAGGGTCCACCCCTTATATATTAATGATTTTCCGCATATTAAATCATAAAATCTCCCTCTATTCAACGAGTGTTTTTTACAATAGTCGTATATATTTTCTATAACAACTAATTTCCCCTCTGGATTTGTGAATTCTACATTGTTATATTTTTTAACAGATTTTTTAATTTTCACACCATCTATAATGGTTTCTTTCAATTTAAAACCATGCGTGACATATATATTTTTTCGTATTAATGCCCATATATATTGTTTTTTAATATTAATTGATTTGGCAAATTTGGGGATGTTTTTTCTTTTTACCTTAGACACTTCTCCGGTATTCACATTCTCAATTTCCCATTCTTCGTCTGGATTTTTAATGATACATTCAATGGGATTTGTAGATAGAGTGAATCCCTGTGAGGATTGTGTTATTCCACAGGTCATATTTAACATTGCGCTATAACTTAGTTTGTGTTTCTCACAAAATCTTTTCAGATTTTTTATGTTATAGATTGTTCCTGTAGAATCTATTAGCTCGTATTCTTTAATAGATGTTGGATACAAACTTCCTCCGCCATCTGTCAAATTATATCCATTCGGAACCCTACAATTATATTGTTTTATATATAACTTTTCCAATTCTAATAATTCTTCCATTGATTTTGCAGATGTATTAAGAGTTTCTTTATCAAAATTTTCTAGTCCATACTTTTCTACAGCACATAATAATGGATTATTAGTTGACCATTTCCACCATTTTCCTCCTGGGTATCGTACAGAAAACTTCCACATTGTGCATCCAATATAACACTTTCCATTTTTCTTATTAAAAATTCTATATATCTCCATGATATTTTATTCCAACATATAAATAGTTACATATTGTTTGTTAATCGAAAATAATCAATATAATAAGTTGACTGTATTGCATGGTTGATATATACTATTACAAGAGCATGAATGATAAAAAAACAAATAAGAAAGTAATAGTAACTGGATGTACAGGACAAGACGGTTCATATATGTGTGAATATTTATTGGAAAACACAGATTATACCGTATTGGGTGGAATCCGAAGAACTAGTCAAGCTATAATGGGAAATTTAAAAAATTGCGTCGGAAATCCGAGATTTAAATTGGTTCCGTTGGAATTAACAGATTCTCATTCAATAACAACTCTTATAAAAAATGAGAAACCAGACTATTTCATTAACTTCGGGGCATCTAGTTTTGTTGCTGATTCATGGAATCAACCACATTTCACTATGGAAGCTAATGCCACATCGTTAATACACATTTTGGAAGCTATCAGACATTATTCTCCAGAATGTAAATTTTATTCCGCCGGATCATCGGAACAATGGGGAGATGTAAAATATAGCCCACAGGATGAAAAACATCCATTTAGTCCTAGAAGTGTGTATGGTGTTAGTAAGTGTTGTGCGTCATTATTATGTAAAGTCTATAGAGAAAGTTATAATATCATAGCAATTCATGGAATATTAACTAATCACGAAAGTCCTCGAAGACAACTACACTTTGTTACTAGAAAGGTGACATCGGGAGTGGCAAACATAAGCGCCGCCATCAAAAATAATAGTTCATTTAATCCAATCTTATTAGGAAATGTTAATTCAAAACGAGATTGGTCCCATTCAAAGGATTTTATTGATGGGATATGGAGAATGTTAAATCAAGACAAATATAGAAAAAACTTTGATAAAAACATTGCAACCAATTGGAACAATTATGTATTATCATCCACAGAAACACATTCTATTAGGGAATTGGTTGAAACTGCATTTTCATGTGTAAATATTTCAGGGAATTGGTCTGGAAATGATACCGANGAAGAATTTATTACAAGTGATGGGAAGGTTCTTGTGTCTATAGATCCTAAATTTTATAGGCCGGCGGATGTAAATCTTTTATTAGGAGATTCCACATTAGCAAGAAAAGAACTAGGATGGGCACCAACATATGATTTTAAAAAATTAATATCCGAAATGGTTCAGTATGATGTAAGTCAATTATAATCTATTTCTTGACGACGAAAGAAAACCATCAGACGTTAAATGGATAGCATTGCCATCTGTTAAATGGGATATTGTTAGAAATTATAAAGACTTTGTTAATATTATAGAAAAATTGGGTCTGCCATCAATAGTTTCATTTGACCACGATTTGGCAGATGAACATTATTCATATGTAATTGGAAATGTAGATTCTCCTAAACAAGATTTTAGAGAAAAAACTGGTATGGATTGTGTTAAATGGTTGGTAAATTATTGTATGATAAATGATTTAGATTTCCGGAATATTATATCCATTCAATGAATCCTATTGGTAAAGATAATATTGAATCGTATATAAAACAATATATAAAACACAGAAACGCTTAATGTCTAATATAGTGATTAGCATCAATCTCGGAATAGAAAGGAATATAAAGGTATATTTAATTTCGACACATGGCTAATAATATTAGACTCAAAATTTATGAATGAAATAACATTAAAAGAAGAAAATTGGTTCTATTGTGATGTGTGTGATTGTGTATCATATAGATACGATTGTGATTGCAATGGAACGGCATGTAATGCTCATGGCTGTGGTGAATGCTCCCAACCCCTAAAGGAGTTGGGCTTCTATACCAGAATTTCTTCTAATAAAGACTATTATCTTAAAAACAAATATAAAAACAACGAACAAATTTTCTTTTGTGAAGAACTTAGACAACCACCATCAGAATTAATGTTGGTAGCATTACAAGAAATATCATCTTATGGAAAACAATCAACAACCTAAACCCAAACATCAAGCCGGAAAAGGTAGTAAACCACGAAACATTTTCAGTAAGAATTTTAGAGATAATTGGGAACAAATTGACTGGTCTAAGAAGAAATCAGAAACTTCCCCAATTAATTCCGACTCCACTCAAAGCAGTCTTGGTAGTTGAGCTAATTTGAACCTGCGTCGGTCCCACAACGGTATATGTGTAGGGGTTTCCAAGAATATCGTTGGTCGGCCAAGTTCCTTTCAAATACAAGGCTGCTAACGTTGTATTTACAGGATTACCGTTGATTTGTCCCGTTTCCAACGCAAATTGGTCAATGGCTGCATCAGCTTGTCTAGCATCATTAACAACTCTATAGCCTTGTGCTCTCATCCTAGCTCGTTGTAGACCTGGGATTGATAATCCGGCTAATAATCCAATGATTGCTACTACAATCATTATTTCAACTAATGTGAAGCCTTTTGATTTGTTGCGTTTCATACAGATAAATAGTTTTAAAATGGTATAAATAGGAAAGTTTGTTATATTTATTAATATGATTACAGAACTGTTGTCTCTTCAAAATCAAATAAAAATTTGGCATTGGCAAACTGAAAAATATCCTCTCCACATGGCAACGGATAGAACGCATGATGCGTTATTAGACCAAATTGATAAATTTGTTGAGGTATTTAGTGGTAAATATGGTCATATTAGTGCCAAAGAATATACTATTGTATTACATGGATTACCGTCAAATGAAGGTATTTTAGAGTATGTTGATGGAAAAATTGAATATCTTGTTAAAGATTTACCAAAAATATTAAAAGAGACTGACACAGATCTTTTTAACCTGCGCGATGAAATTTTGGCTACATTAAACCAATTTAAGTATTTGTTATCATTAAAATAAAGGATATATGATTAAATTAAAAGATGTATTGAATGAAGGAATTGAATTACAAGAGAACCTTCCTCCTGGATTCAGTGCTAATGATTTTGAAAGTATGGGAGAGTTTACATCTGGAGAAGAATCTCTAAAAGAGGAAGAAGATGAAAAATTTCTGGGAGCAACTACGACAGATTTTCCGGAACCAGAGTTAAAACAGAGATTAAGTAAAATTGCTGATAAGGATAAGGATTTAAACAAAGATAAATATAAATATCCATACATTCATCGTTCCAATATTATTGATGATAATGGAAAGCCTATAGAACCAGATGTTTTAAAGAAAATGATCATGGTAAGGCCCGATAAAATTCTTAAACAGAATACGAAAATGATGAAGAGTGGTAAGGAAGTTAAATTTTATGATATAAGCTTACCAGCATTCAAGGGATTAATTGTCGATGAATCTACAGGGGAATTTAAAATTGTAAATACTTGTCCTGGTGCTGGAGCGTGTCGTGTTTATTGTTATGCCAAAAAGGGCGGATATGTTCAGTGGAAGGCAGCATCACTATCATCTACAAGAGTATTGAATTTTTTGCTTAATGATTGGGAAGGTTTTAAAGCAAAGACATTGGCAGAAATAAACCAATATTCAAAGAATGGAAAGAAGAAAATAATTCTTAGGTGGCACGATTCGGGAGATTTTATTTCTCCAAAATATCTACAGTTAGCATATGATATAGCAAAAGAAACACCAAATGTAACCCATTATGCATATACAAAAATGGTGGGGATGGTTAGCCAATCCAACAAACCTGACAATTTTGTATTTAACTATTCGCAGGGGGCTATTGCTCCGGAAGAAAAACTAATTGATAAGAAAATTCACAAAAATTCTGTGGTTGTTCCGAAACAAGTATTTCAAGATTTGATAACGATGGGGGAGGATGGAAAGTGGATGCCAAAATCTCCCGCCGACGAAGCACGTTTAAAAGAAAAAATGGCGCTAAAGTATGATATTCCTAAAGAAAGTATTTTAACATATGATGAAATGATGGCCATACCAGAAGACCCAAACAGAAAAGATAAGTTCAACATTCTCGTGGGAAAGGGAAATGGAGATAATGCAGCCACTCGTAGGGATGTATTGGGAACATATTTATTTTTACATTAATACCATAATTAGTTGACAATTTTCATATTCTGTTGTAATATATAGAATATGAACGAAGAAACCAAACCACAAGAAAATGTTGTTGATGATGTGTTATTACCTCCAGACGTGGTATTTACAACAAATCTAACTACCATTATAGATAAACCGATAATTAAAATTACTAAATCCTTTGATGGTAAAATTTTATCAATACTTATTGGTGATGATAAAGAAAATGTTACAGAGCAAAAAGACCTTGGTTCGGTTAATTCTATGAAGGATTATATTGACCGTAATGCCAATGAAAATACAACTTTTTTATTGCAACATGACCATGCTCAATGGGTTAACTTGGGTAAAGATGGGTTTTTAAAATGACATTAGCTGAATTAAAGGATTATAAGAAGCGTATTGAGACTGGTGATATGGAAAATCTTATGGCAGATTTTGGATATTATCATGGTTGTGCTGGTGTCATGGTTGGTATGTATCTTCAAGAACATTTATCGCCAAAAGCATTAAAAGAATTTAGAAAGAAATTGGAAACCAAGTGGATTAGAGACTAACATGATATCTCATATAAAAATTAAAACCACGCATGATAGTAGTCCCGAAATTATGGCTCCGGTTGGATTAATACTTCTTTATACAGACATACGACCATATGGGAAAACATATTATTATTGTAGTATATATGATTTTCAGTGGAATGTTTCGGAAAAAGAATACAATCATGTTACTAAGATGTTGACAAATGAAAAAGTCTCTTGAAGATGAAGAATTGTTGTGGAACTCAGGGCAATCTAAAATATTAAAATAAATCATAATTAAAAGTCATAACTATATATTAGTATGACTGATTATGGACATTGGACACTTCCGAATGGCATTACTGAAATTCCGAGTAATACGATTGGTTTCGTTTATATAATTACTACTAATACAGGTAAGAAATATGTAGGTAAGAAGCTTCTTGAATTTAAAAAAAGCAGACCACCATTAAAAGGTAATAAAAACAAGCGTAGATATAAGGTGCCGTCTGATTGGAAAGATTATACTGGTTCGTCACCTATTTTAAACGAATACATAGAAAAAAATGGTAAAACCAATTTTAAATTTGAAATTATATCTTTTCATCCATCAAAAATGACACTTTCTTATTATGAAACCAAAGAGATTATTGACCGTAATGCTATCTTTGATAAGACATATTATAATGAAGTTTGCTGTTTAAGAATACGCAACAGAAAATAGAAATAATTCTACTTTTTTCTATTTTGGTTACTATTTATTGATATGATAAATAAAACTATAAAAATTAATGATGTGCTTCATAGAAAAATCAAACGATTCTGTAATTCTAATGACTATAAGTTAAATAAATGGTGTGAATCTCAATTGGAAGGTCAACTTCTATATTGTTTAGAATATGAAAAGTTGAAAAATGTCTCAAAATCGAAGATAGTAGAGGAATCGTCTTTATGAAGATGTGTAAATATTGTAAAACAGAAAAAGATGAAATTCTATTTTATAAAGAAAAAAGAAATAAAGATGGTTTAATGGGATGGTGTAAGTCATGTCATGCGGAGTATTATAAAAAGAAGTTTTATACAATAGACACCAGTGTTACGGAAAAGAAATGTAATAGATGTAAAAACACAAAAACGATTGATAATTTTAATAAACATGTTCATAAAAAAGATGGTTACAATCCAGAATGTAAACAATGTATTCATGAAAGATATACTACATTTGAATATAGATTCAAATCGTGGAGATGGAACGCAAAAAAGCGTGGGATAAAATTTGAATTAGATATTGAAGATATAGAAAATTTACCAATGGTGTGTTTTTATACAGGTAAGAAATTAACACTGAAGTCATATAGAAATAATACTCTATCATTGGATAGACTTGATAGTTCAGTTGGATATACACGTGACAATGTGGTATTTTGTTGTGAAGTAATTAATTATATGAAGCGCGAATTATCAGTTGGAGAATTCAAAATGTGGTGTAAAGATGTTATAAATTATAATAAGAATTAACTGTCGCTTTCGCAATAAGAAAACTTAAAATAAGTAGACGTTATACTGGGGTTATGGTATAGTAAATGCATGATTGAAAAATCAGAGGTTACATCTATATTAAATACATTATTGGGGCAAACACCGTCTATCAGAAAAGGTGGCACCCAATTAAAGTATTATTGCCCAAAATGCCATCATTATAAGAGAAAATTAGAAATTTGCATGGAAGATGGTAGAAAGTTTGGGATTTTTAATTGTTGGACGTGTGATTTCAGCGGCAATTTATATACGTTATTGAATTTTTGTCGGGCGGATCATTCGTATTATGTTCGTCTTGGCTTACTTGTAAGAAGAATTAAAAAAACAAAAGACACAGATTCTCTCGAAGATTTGTTTTCCGATGATAATGATATCGAAGCAGTTCGTAAATTGCCCAATGAATTTGTTCCGATATATGAAGGAAACACTAGAAATGCTCTTAATTATATACAAAAGAGAAAGTTTACTGAATGTGATGTGATTAGATATAATATTGGGTTTTGTGAGAATGGGGAATATTATAATAGAATTATTATACCTTCATATGATAGGTTTGGTAATTTGAATTTTTTCACTGGTAGAAGTATTAGTCCCGTGGCGTTTTATGCTCATAAAAATTGTGATTTTAGCAAGAACATTGTCGGGTTTGAATCTACCATTAATTTTAAAGAAATGGTGACAATCGTGGAAGGTCCAAGTGATGCTATTAGCGTGAGATTCAATGCCATTCCGTTATTTGGTAAATCATTATCAGAAAAATTAAAATTGGAGCTAATATGTAATAAACCTCCGAGAGTTAATATATTATTGGATAACGATGCATTAAAAGATTCTATTGACATTTGTGAGACACTGATTAATAATGGGGTTAATGTTTATCTGGTAGAAATGTCAGGCAAAGACCCGAATGTACTTGGGTTTGAAGAAACATGGAAGATAATTGATTCGACAAAGCCATTAAAATTTGAAGGGTTATTGAAGTATAAATTAAATATATGATGACACGACTAAAAAACGACATTAATGAATTCTACTGTATTGTTCAGGTTGCTGATATTCACATCAGATTGCAGAAACGACATGACGAATATATAAAGGTATTTGACACAATATATGGATTTATTGACAATTCCCCAAAGGAAACCGTTATTACTGTGGTTGGAGACTTATTGCACTCAAAGGTCGATTTAAGCCCTGAATGTATTCAGTTGGCGGGAGATTTCTTAAAACGGTTAGCTGATACTCGTCCTACGATATTGGTTCCTGGCAATCATGACGCACTATTAATGAATAAGGATAGATTGGATAGCTTGTCTCCAGTTGTCAATGCCTTGAACCATCCAAATCTTTATTATCTAAAAAAATCTGGACTATATATTCTCGGAGACATTTTGTTCAATAATATGTCTGTCTTTGAAAGTTATGAAACATATATTAAAGCAAAGGATATTCCTACGGTATATAGACACCAAACCAGACATTTAATATCATTGTATCATGGAACTATTGATCGTGCTGATACTGATGTCGGACATGTTGTAAATAACAAATCTATTACTGTCAATACATTTGATGGACATGATATTGCATTATGTGGTGATATTCATAAAATGCAAACACTTTATATTCCCGGGCAGGATGTTCCGATAATTCATTACGTTGGATCAACTATGCAACAAGACCACGGGGAAAGTATTGATGGGCATGGTTGCACAATTTGGAATCTAAAAACAAAACAATTCAAACATATTAACATACCCAACGATTATGGATTCTTCACGGTTCAAATTACCAAAGGAAAACTGGTGACAGATACTACTGGAATGCCAACGAAGGTTAGATTGCGGGTGATGTGTTTGGAATCTGTTGCAACAGAAGTTAAGGCAGTTGTTTCTGAAATCAAAAAAACTACCGAAATTATTGAATGTGTTTATATTAGATTATCAAATGAGGATCAATTGAAGGATAGTCTTTCTCAGGCTACATCGTTGAATCTCAACGATATATCATCAGTAGATTATCAGAATACTCTTATCAAGGATTTTATAACAAAGAAGTTTTCGGATGATACTATTACTCAAGACCAGTTTGATAAGATTTTTGAAATCAATAAGGAATTCAATGGGAAACTTGAAAATGATAATTTGGTTAGAAATATTCGATGGAAACCGAAGAAATTAGAATTCTCTAATATGTTTTCATATGGGGAAGATAATGTCATCGATTTTACGAATCTTCACGGTGTTGTCGGGTTGTTTGCTCCTAATTCTGCTGGCAAATCATCTACTCTTGACGTCCTATCATTCTGTTTATATGATAAGTGTTCTAAGGCATTCAAGGCATCATTAATATTGAATAGTCAGAAGATGTCATTCAAATGTAAATTTAATTTTGAAATTTCGGGGGTTGATTATTTCGTTGAACGGTCCGGTAGTGCTGACAAGAAAGGAAATGTCAAAGTAGATGTAAAGTTTTATAAAATAGAAAATGGCAAGACCATTGAATTGAATGGAGAGGCTCGTAGAAGCACTAATGATATTATCCGGGATTTTGTTGGTTCGTATGATGATTTTATCCTGACTGTACTATCTGTTCAAAATAATAAGTCCGGCACATTCATTGATATGGGACAAACAGAAAGAAAAGACTTATTATCTCAATTCATGGGATTGAATGTATTTGATATGTTATATATGGCATCATCAGAGAAACTCAAAGAAATCAATGTTCTATTGAGAAACTATAATTCAACGACTGATAAAACGCAGGATGAAATCATTGAAGAATATAATACCAAGATTAAATTATTAACAGACAAATTTAAAACGAAAACCGAAGAAATCGACGGATTACAGACAAATCGGACGAAATTAAATACTGAAATCATTTCCCTTAACAAAGAATTGCTGGCATTTGAAACAGATGTTCCAAAAAATGTTGAAGTGTTGGAAACCGAAAAGGCCAAATTAGAACAAGAAGTGGCTAATATCAATGCTTCTATCAATCTTAATAAATCTATTAATGCACAGCATGATGTAGACTTGGGGGAGTTGAATGCCAATATTAAGGCATTAACTGATAAAAATGTTGTTAAATTGTATGAAGATTATATCTCCCTGTCCGAACAGCTTGAGGAAGAAAAAATTGTCTTGGATAAGAAAAAGATTATTGTCCAATCCAAATTGGATAAAATTGAAAAATTAAAAAATCATAAATATGATCCTAATTGTAAATTTTGTATTGACAATGCCTTTGTGAAGGATGCTGAAAAGGCCAGAATATCATTGCTCGAAGATAAAACGGATGTTGATGCTCTGTTGTTGACTAACAAAGAAACAATACAGAAGATCGAAGATTTGAAATATATTGAAAAATTATATACTGAGTATATTGACTCAGAGAAGAAAAAAGTTTCGTTGGAAAAAGAGATATCTTCCAAAACATCTAACATTCTTAAATTGGAGAATCAAATATCAAAATGTAATGTAAAATTGAAAGAAATTACAGATAAAATTGACATTTATTATGATCAGAAAGAGGCAATTGAGCATAATAACAATATTGAACAGGAAATGTCAAAATTAAACGTTCAGATGGTTGAACTAGAACGGTCCATCAAATTAGGCAATTCCGAACTAATGAAAATCAATACTGACTTAACAAATGCCCATTCCGAGAAAGGTAAGCTGGTATCAGAATTGGACATGATAAAGAAATTAGAAATAGATCAAAAAGCATATAATTATTATGTTACTGCCGTAAGTCGTGATGGCATACCATTTGAATTGATCTCTCAAGCGATTCCCCTTATTGAAAAGGAAGTTAATGAAATTCTTCATCAAGTCGTCGAATTTGGAGTTAATGTTCAAACAGATGGTAAGAATGTAATGACTTATATTGTTAAAGATAACAAACGATGGCCCCTTGAATTGGCCGGTGGTATGGAGAAATTCTTAACAGGATTGGCATTAAGAGTAGCATTAATCAATATATCAAATCTACCAAAATGTAATTTCATAGCCATTGATGAAGGATGGGCAACAATGGATGCCGAGAACATTTCATCAGTATCTGCCCTATTTTCAATACTAAAAGAACATTTTGAATTCATATGGATTATCAGCCATTTGGATTCAATGCGAGACTTTGTGAACATAAGACTCGAAATAGTCAAGGAAAACGGATTTTCCAAGATTAATTATATGTAAACTCTGTAAAATATGAGTTTTTATATACAACAATTACTATATATTGACAATCAAACGGTAATGTAGTAATGTTATGTGGCTAAGTTGGATAGTGTTTTCAACTTGGCAAAACAATAAAGGAAAAAATAAATAAATGAATAAAACAGTAAAAGTAGTATTAAGTATGATTACAGCAGTCCTTGTCTTGGGCACAGTTGTTCAAGCACAAACTAATGTTGCGGCTCCTAGTTCGGTAGTTATCCCGGCGATTACGCCTGTTGCTACTGGAACTATTAACACAACTCTAAACCTCTTGACTGGTGCTCCGGCATCTGTTGGAGCTACCGTTGTGGCTGATGGTGTGTCATGGATTCTTAAACATGGCGCAGTTAGCACTGGTCCCGGATTGACCTTACAAGGCAAGTTTGGTGCTGTTGTTGGACAGGATGTTAAAGTTTATAGCGTTGGTGTTGTTGGAACAAATAATTTAGATGTGGTTGTATCACATGCTAATTATTTCTCGTCTAAGGGTGGCGATGTTGATGAGTTTGGTATTGGTTTTTCAAAGACTATGCCAGCACCGAAGTGGTTGTCTAACTTCGTTGTTATTACTACTCGTCCAAGCACATTGAAGATTGAGTTGGGAGTGTATATGCCCACAACTGATCTTGCACATGGCCGTTTCAATAAGTCCGATGTTGTGATTGGGCCCAGATTGGGATGGTCGTTCTAATATAACAATTAAACAATTAAATAATCAAGAAATCCTTACCTTAACGGTAGGGATTTTTTGTTTATATTAAGTATTTTCTGTGTTTTTCTGTGTTTTACAGATACTTATGAATATGGATAATAAGTCTTATCAGAAGAATTATCGAATGGGTAAACAGAAAAATGGGTGGAAATACTTCTCGTGTATAGTTCCCCCAGATTTCTATCTGGAACTCAAAAAATTTTATCTAACGTGGAAAATCGAAAAATTAAAGGATGAAAAGGTTATAAAATGAAAAGATTACAAGGTAAAAGCAATATTGACACGATTAAGGATTATGTAGCGGGTCGCAGGCCTTTTACACAGTGGGGATATACAGAGGATAGTGTTGAAAGAAAAGAGGGAGAAATTTGGACCAGTTCCAATGGTCAAATGTGGATTTACAAGGATGGTAGAAAGAAAGCATTGACACGACAGACCAAGATTCTTGATGCTTGCCGATTAGAGTGTAAGGATTGCAAGAAGAATATGAAGCTTTTTAATGATAGACTTGATGATAAAATTTTCCCAAAGACTGGTAGATGTATGGATTGTCAGATTAAACTGGAAGATAAATTGAAGGTAGATGGGAAATTTGAACAATATGAAAAGGAAAAGATTTTCAGTAACCAACGCGGCTATTGTCTTAATTTAAAACAACAGTTGGAAGATACTATTAAATGTCTTTCAGAACAAGGTAACAAGATTAAGTTTATGAATGAGGATGGTTCTCAGGAATATTGGTCAGATACACAACGAGAACGTATCTTGGAAGGTGCAAAAAAGGAATTGGAAGAAGTTGAAAAGGCCCTGAAAGATATTGGCGACCGGTTATCAGAACTAAACGGAAATACTGGAAATGGCTGAACAAAAACAACAGATTAATTTAAGAGAAAGAATAAAGGAAGAATATAAGAAGTGTTTTGCTGATCCGATATACTTCATGAAGAAGTATGTCAAAATTCAACATTCAGAGCGCGGGACTATACCATTTGAATTATATCCATTTCAGGAAGATACTTTAAATAGTTTTATTAATAACGAAAAGAACATAGTATTGAAATCTCGTCAGATGGGAATTTCTACACTTGTATCTGTATATTCGTTGTGGTTAATGTTATTTCATACAGATAAAAATGTTGTTATAATTAGTCGAACCCAAGATGCTACTAAAGATATTGTTACCAAGATTAGATTTTCTTTGGATAACTTGCCACAATGGCTTAGACTTAAACTTACCGAAGATAACAGATTATCTTTGAGATTTGAGAATGGTTCCCAGATTAAAGCCGCATCTTCTTCTGCCGGTGCTGCTCGTGGTAATGCCGCTAGTTTGATTATTCTTGACGAAGCTGCATTTATTCCGAATGCAAATGATGTATGGACTGCTGCAAATGCCACAACATCTACTGGTGGTAAATCCATTATTCTCAGTACTCCCAACGGAGTTGGTGATTTCTTTCACAAAATGTGGACATCTGCCGAAGCTGGTGAAAATGGGTTTGTTACCATAAAATTGCCGTGGCAATTGCACCCAGAGAGAGATGAGAAGTGGAGAGAACTCGCCGGGAAAGAACAGGGGGACAAGAGAAAGGCTGCCCAAGAATTTGATTGTTTATGGGGAGATTCTATTGTAACAATAATGGATGATACCGGAAAGGTTTTTGATATTAATTTGAAGAATTTGTATGAAATGCTTAATTAGAACATATGTATACACAAGAGTATGACTGTGGGAATTATTATGAAACATTTAAAAAATTCTAATTATGTAAAGGCGGGATGGAAAAAAATTAAAGATGAATTAAAAACGGTTACCGATTTATATTCATATGATGATACTAGAAAAATATTATTAAATAGAGATTATTATAAAACTTTGTTTGGTAAATCTAAAAATAGAATATTGACAAAGGAAAATCCAAAATTATATAATTCTATATATCATTTTACGGAGGTGTTAAAAGAAGCATTTGTGGCACAGGGTTCATGTTATAACAATTATAATTTTAAATATCGTATGATTTTCATTACTGAATTAAATTGTATATTAGAAAAATTAAAATGTCAATGTGGATTGAGATATAGTTGGACTAAAAATTGCAGGAGATGTCCTGATTATCATAGAACCGCATTAGGTAAAAGACATACAGTAAAGACAAAAAGAAAACAAAGAATTAGTGCGTTGGAATATTTGGGGAAAGCAAAGGGAAAAGTTATTCCTAGATATAATATAAAATCTATACCGTTGATAGAAAATTATGGTAAAGATCATGGATACAATTTTAGACACGCGGAAAATGGGGGAGAATATCATATAAAAGAATTGGGATATTTTTTAGATGCATATGATATAGAGAAAAATGTGGTATTGGAAATCGATGAAAAATTGCATTTTAATATAGATGGAAAATTAAAAGAACGGGACGTTATTAGACAAAAAGAAATAGAAGATTTTTTAGGTTGTAAATTTATAAGATTAAAATATGAATAATACCGATAATATTAGGATTAATAAAAAATATAAAATTTTGACTCCAACTGGATTTCAATCATTTGATGGGGTTCGAAAACTTAATAAAAACACATATTATGATATATTGTTATCCAATGGAAAGAGTATAAAGTGTTCCGATAATCATCCGTTTATATTAAATGGACACGAAATTAAAGCTAATGAATTGTCAATTGGTTCAAAGATTGACGGAACAAATTCTGATTTTGTAACTATCATATCTATATGTAAGAAATTCATACCAATAGACTTGTTTGATATATTAGAAGTAAATAACGGAAATGTTTTTAATGTAGATGGTATAGTATCACATAATTGTGATTTCACTACATCTGGTAACACGGTCATTGCCCCAGAAATATTGACGGCCTGTAGAAAATTGGTGAAAGACCCTATTGAACAACGATGGTCAGAGCAGTCTTATTGGATATGGGAGTATGCGATTTCAGGTGCCCCTTATTTGGTATGTGCAGATGTTGCCAGGGGAGACAGTACAGACAAATCGGCATTTCATGTGATACGACTCGATACTTGTGAACAGGTTGCAGAGTATAAAGGTATTATTGATACAAAGACATATGGTAATATGCTTGTTAGTACGGCCGTAGAATATAATAATGCAACGTTGGTAGTTGAGAACAACAATATCGGTTGGGCCACAATACAGCAAATTATTGATTTGGAATATCCTCGGATATTTTATAGTCACAAGGATTTGACATATGTAGATGCTGACAAACAACTGGTCGGTAAAATAAACAAAATGGAAAGAGATATGATTCCTGGATTTACTACAACTGTCAGAACAAGACCGTTAGTAATTTCAAAGTTGGAAATGTATCTTAGACAGAACGCGTTCGGATTGAAATCGACAAGGACATGGGACGAATTAAGCACATTTGTTTGGAATACTGGCGGTAAGCCAGAAGCAATGAAAGGATATAATGACGACCTCGTTATGTCTCTTGCAATCGGATTATGGGTAAGAGATACGGCGCTAAGATTACAAACAGAAGCAAATGACTTGACAAGAACAGCCATAAACAATATTGCAAAGATTCAATCTACTATAGGGAACATGTATTCAAGCAGAACAGATCTTGCAAAAAAATCATGGCAAATGCCGGTTTATTCTGGTGGTCAAAATGCATATGGCAAACGAAGTACACAAATGGGCAATGACAATGCAGAGGATTTGAAATGGTTGTTATAACTATAAAATGACGATTTAAGGGAGAAATCTTATACTTATATGTAAGATTATAAATAAATGGCTACTAACATTAACAAAAATCAAGAACCGATTGACTTAAAATCAAAGTCACTATTCGCAAGACTAAAGAGATTACTATCCACCGATGCTGTGGTGCGTAATGTTGGTGGTAAGCTATTAAAGATCAAGGATACCGATCAAAATCAATACGCCACGGATAGAAACTCTTTACGGGACAGATTTAATAGAGTTAGGACTTCTGGGTATAGTCAATATAGTCGAGATTTTACACTGGCATATCAAGCCTCAAGAATTGAATTATTTAGAGATTATGACTGTGTTGGTCCTGATACTATTGTCCCATTGCCGGATGGTACGTACCCAACAATCAAAGAATTGGCCGAAAAATACAAGGATAAACCACAAGAACGATTTCATGTATTTTCATATGACCACAAAACAGATTCTGTTAAGTTAGGTAAAGCGTTTCATCCACGAAAAAAGGGTCCGAGAACTGGTTATAAGGTAACATTTGATAATGGGCAATATATTATTGGAAGTATTAAACATCCATTTTTAATGAGAGATGGTTCATATAAACAGATTCTTGACCTTGTAGTTGGTGATTCTGTGATGCCGTTTTATCAGAAAGATTTCTTCAATCGCGGGTATAGAAATTTATATAATTTTAGTAAAGGATGGCAAACAGAACATAAAATTATAGCAGAACAATTTTATAGACCGTTACGTGATGACGAATGTGTGCACCATAAAAATTTTCAACCATCCATAAATTTACCAGAAAATTTAAAGATTATGAATAAAGAAGAACATTCTTTATTCCATTCAATAGGAAAAAATAATCCATTTTATGGAAAAAAACATACTAAAGAATCTAATGAAAAAAGATCAAAAACATTAAAAGAAGTTTTTAAAAATAGAAATCAGACTGGGAATAAAAATCCAAAATATAGAGAGGATTTAACCATAAATGTTTTAAAGTGTAGGGCCATAGAACATTATAAACAAAATGGAAAATTAACATCATGGGGATTTGTTAATGATATAGATTGTGATTATTCGGTTCTTCAAAATAGACTAAAACATAATAATTATACATGGAATTCATTTAAAACTGAGATTGTTTCTTCACTCAATCACAAGATAGTTTCTATTGAACCCATAGGACCAATTGATGTATATGATGTTACTGTGGATGAATATCATAATTTTGCTACAGACAGTTGTTTTGTTTCAAATACAATGGATCAAGATCCAATTCTTGCTTCTGCACTAGACATTTATTCCGACGAATGTTTAACACAGAATGAGATGGGGCAAATATTGACTATTAAATCTGACGATGACAATATTAAACAAATTCTTAATAACCTATTTTACGATATATTGAATATTGATTTTAATCTGTGGTCATGGTCCAGAAATATGTTCAAATATGGTGATTTCTATCTCAAACTTCATATCTCTCCGGAATATGGAATCTATCGTGTTGAACCGTTATCTTCATATAATGTAATCAGAGTTGAAAATAGTGATCCATCCAATAAAAATTATATAAAATATCAGGTCGCATTTGAAAGTGGTGTCATGGAAGAACTTGAAAATTATCAAGTAGCACATTTTAGATTGCTTTCAGATAGCAATTTTGCACCATATGGTCGTGGTATGCTTGAAAATGCTCGG